GGACAGTTCCGTGCCTGGGCCGGAGGTCGGCACGGGCGGAGTCGGCACGAATCCCGTCTTCGCCTCGCGCGGGTAGGCCGCGTGCGTCTCGTCAACCGTGATCGTGTCGCCGTCATCGCTGACGATGCAGCCCCGCACTTCGTCTAGCGTGTAGCCCCGTTGAGCGCAGCGGGCGGCAAGGTGCTTACGGTGACACGTAATCATGGAAGTGGGTTGCACGGTTCCTCCTCGCACGTCTGGCCCGGATGGAACGTGCAGCATGGATTATCTTCGCAGCCGCCGCATTCGGCGCACGTCACGTTGCTCCCGTCATCTACGCACGCCCCCCGATTGCCAAATATCGGGGTGTTCGTCCCGGGCCACATCTCACTTATAGGAACGTCTATCCGTGTAAATCCGCAGCACCGGCCGAAAATCTGCGCAAGAGGCTGCGCCAGTTCCCACAACGTTCGCGGCGGGTCAAGCCAAGGCGCGAAAAAAGACCTGACTCTTGGGTTTTGAATAGCAACGAGTGCGTCGCAATATCCATTAGCCAACATAATGTCGGCCATGTTCTCTACGTAGCCGACTGCGATATCGGCTGCGGCGTTTGCTTCCTCCTCCGTGTCCCAAGATGTTTGGCCGAATAATTCTACATATTGATAAGGGTAATCGAATAGAACCGCCCCGCATTGGCAGCACGCACCCGCCGCCACGCCCGAGCAAGAAACCCGGTAAACCTGAAACCTCGCCTGCCACAGCGAACGCCACGCGCTAAGACACGCGTTACCAGAGCAGTCCCCTTCTCGGTCGTCGTCGTCAAATGGAATCGTTCCAATGCCAGATACAGTAACGCCGTTGCCGGTGACGGTGAAAACCCTGCCGTGAATGTTTGCACCTTCACCGGGAGGAACTTCGCATGTAGTGTCTTCCTGACAGCCGGTGCGGATCGGGAATATCTTGCGCGCCGAACATTGAACCAAAGACCCGCCGACGAATCGGTTCACCTGCCAATTCACCGTAGCAGTCCACACTCCGTTGCTGCACGAAAGGCCAAGCGATGCCTGCGCTCGGGGCTCGTCCTCAACCCCATCACCAACCGCCAGCCGTGCGGCGATAGTCGAGGTCATCAGGAAAATGCTGGTTGAGCCAGAGCCCGTGTACTCCACGTCGCTGGTGCCTAGCCCGCACGCGCTTGGCAGCCCCGGTGTCCCTTCAGTTTCTGTGACCACAACAAACTGTGGCCGACCGGGGCGAGGGTAGTAGAGATACGCCTCCTCCGCACAAAAAGTATCGTTGCTGGTAACGCGCTCATCAGAGCCTTCTTTAAGCGGGTAGTACGTTGCGCCCCCAGCCTGCGCTTCGATGTAGTACCCGCACAGGTCTGGGCAAGTCGGACAACCGCCGCAGCAACAAACATTGAATGCGTTATCTGCCCGGCCAAGCGCGCCGCTTTTCTTGATGAGACCGCCGTTCTGCCTGACCAGCGCCATTGCAACCCTAACTAGTGCAGTCGGTGACAGAGATGGACGTGGTTGAAGCGGATGCCAGCGATGCGACCTTGACCCTAGAAAACTCAAGGGCCGAAGCACCAAGGGACGCACCACTGAGAACGTCGGTAACGTCCACCTGCCACTGAATCAAATACCACGCCGTGCCATCCTTGGCGACTCCGCAGGCGCGGGTTCCGTTTGACGGCAAATTCAAAAATGGATTCACCGCAGACAGCGTTACCGTCGTGCCGCGCAGCGTCACCGTCTTGCTGGCGTCTAGTGCCCACGATCCGCTGTAAGTGCCAACGCGGAACACCTTCCTGTTCGCGCTCGGTGGCACGGCGTCAAAGTTCAGCGCCGCCCCGCTCGCTGGCGTCAGTTCCAGCGTCCGCACCACGCCCGCAATGCGGTCGGCACTCTCCCGCGTGAACTGTACGGCGTCGCGTGGCGTTGTCATGTCGGCTCGGTTCCAAAGACCGCAAGGAACGCCGCCTCGGGATTCACGCGTCGCTGCAAGATCGCAGGCTGACCGCCCGTCTGCGCTCCGCTGCCGTTGAGGCCCACGGGGTTCGGGCTGGCGACCCACTCGGAGTTCTGAAAATCGAACACCATCGCACGGCGTTTCTGCCCACCGTCAAGGAAGTTCCATCCGATGTCGGGCAGTTGCAACTGGTGCCCGCTCTGGCGAAATAAGATGGTAGCCGTCGCAGACCAGTAGGAAACTTCCTCCGTGCCGAACACCTCAGTGACGCGGTTCGTGGCGATGCCTGCCACCCGCAGCGTGCCGGGGCCGCAGCCGAGATACGTGTCGCTGTTCACGAAGTTGTTGACGGCGAACCAACTGGACGGCAACGCGGCGTAGTTCTTTTGCACCGTCGCGCGTACCAACGATTCCTGCGTCATCAATCCGGGGAAATAGTCGTAGGCAGAGTTCGTCAGTGGGTAGGTGGTTCCGTTCCCGCCGCCTGAGTAGTAGAAAAGCGCCGGGTAGTCGCCCGCCGACGCTTCAAAGCTCCACACGGCGGCACGATCCACCGGCGCGAGCAACTCATTGGCAAGCACCACGCCGTACTCGACCACGACTTCGACGTGGTACGGGCTGTTTTCAAAACCCTCGTTGATGTAGGCCTTACGCGACTTCCACCCGCCAATTGTCGGGTGCGCCACGCCGTACACAATCAGCGGGCTGCCGGAGATCCCCAGCGCCGCCGCAATGATTTGCTCTTCGGTCGGCCGCGTCGTCGTCAGCGTGTCGTCGCTGAGAACAACGACGAACCTCCGCTTCACGATGGCGGGCTTGCCCACCTCACGCTCGAACGTCCGCGCCAACTCCTTGGTCGAAACAATAGCCATCAGCCAAACCCTCCGAGCCGTGCCGCACCGACGATCGCCACCGGCTGGTTGAAGTAATTCGACGCAGCCCCGGCGAGGCCCAACGCGATCTGGTTTAGCAGTTTCGTTTGAATCCGCGCCTCGATCAGTTCGGGGTCTTGGGCACTCGCGGCGAGGTCAAGCACAAGGGCGGCACCTGCGGCAGTACGAACGTCGGACGTGTTGACGGTCTGCGCGCCGAGCGTGTTGAGTTGCCGCACACGCTCTTGCTGCCGTGCGAACTCCGCTTCCTCTGCCTTGCGGCGTTCCTCCGCAATGCGGGCCTGCTCCTGGGCGACGGCTTGCTGCTGGGCTTCTTGGGCCTTTGCCGCCTCTTCCTGCTGCTGCTGGAACGCCTTCTGGAACTCCTCCCGCTGCTTGGCGGCACCGCTGGCAATGTCTTCTTCCTTGGCCTTCACCTGGTCGAGTTGCTGTAGCCGCGTCAGTGCCGCACGCTGGGCTTCGCCATCGCCACCCTTCCTCGCAGCCGCCGCAGCCTCTTCGGCGCGGGCTATCTCGGCGTTGATCGCCACAAGGTTCTCAGCGGCGGCAACACGTTCTTGATCGACTCCGCCCTGTTGCTGCTGGATCAGGCCGTTTACTAGCTGTTCCTGCTGGAGTCGCAAGTTTGCCGCTTCCTCTTGGGCCTGCTTCCGCTGTGCGGCAGCCTGCTTTTCCTGCTCAATCTGCTGGTCGAAAAGTTGCTGCTGGCGGGCCACCTCGGCGTCATAGGCTTCCTTCGTGAAGAAGCCGTTCTTTACCTGTTCCTGCGCGGCCTTAATGCCGTCCGCAAACTCTTGGGCTGCGCCGATGCCATTCAAGCCAAACTCTGCCGCCTTCTGAATCGCAGAGTCCAACGCATTGTCGGCACCCTCGAACGCCTGCTGGAAGCCTTGGCCGAATCCCTGCTGAAGAGCCTGCTGCTGTTCTTCCAGTTTGGCTTTGAGCGTGTCGAGTTCCGCAAGCCGTGCCTGGGCATCCTCGCCGCCTTGCTGGGCGATTGCGGCCCGCTGCCTCTCAACGGCTGCCAGGTCTTCTTCGAGCTTGCTGGCGGCATCTCCGGTCTTCAGAAGAGCATCCACGCGCTTGCCGTCTGCTTCTGCCTGCTTTGTTGCGGCTTCTGTGGCTGCCTGCCTGGTGGCGAGTTCCTTATCCAGTTCGGCGTTCACGTTCTTCATGAAGCCTTCCATGATGTGAATCTGGTCGGCCGTCAGCCCGCCTTCCTCTGCCATCCGCTGGAAGCCGTCGATAGCGTCGGTGGACTGCTGCAAGAACTTTGACGTGCCATCGTTTGCGGTTGCCAGGAACTGCTTCAGCCGCTCTTCGGTCTTATCAAGATTGCTGGCAACTTTGATCTCCGGTGCTTGGGCCGCCTCAACCTGCTCTCGGAACTTTTGAACGTAGGCAGTGGCCGCACCTTCGCCACGGGCAGCGGCAGAAGTCTCACCTTCTCCCAGGCCCACGGCGTTCAGCCCGGCTTGAAAGGAGTTGGCACCGGCTTCAAGGAACTCATTCTGATTCTTGGCGAGTTCGGCCGATGCAGCGTTGGCGAGATCGGCACCGTACTGCTGAAGGTCGTCCGAAACCCACGATCCAACCGCCTCAAGCAACTTGGCAAAGCCGAGCGTGAGCCCATTGCCGACAGACTCGAACAGGTTAAACACCTGCCTAAGCGATTCGGTGATGGCAGTAAAGGCGTTGGCAACGAACGAGAAGACAGAACTAACAGACTCTAGCGAAGCGGTGAACCCTCCGAAGCTGCCGACGAACTGATCAAACACGCCAGCGAAGATCTCGGCACCCTGCAAGAGAACGTCGGTGATTGCGTTTGCGATCCCGGTGCCGCCCTGCCCACTTGCCCCGCTCCACTCTTCCACAAACTTCAGAAACTGGTTCGTCACGTCCGTGACTGCCGGTGCCAGGTTGCCAATCACCTGCCCGATGATTCCTTCGACGGTGGCACTCACCAGGTCGAAGGCATCGTTCATATCCGCCACGTTATTGATTTGCGTTTCGCTGACGATGATGCCGAGCCGTTCGGCCTTGGCACGCAGTTCGTCAATGCTGGCTGCACCTTCTCGGAAGAGCGGGGCAAGCGCCGCACCCTGCTTGCCGAACACCTGCACGGCAGCAGCTGCACGATCGGCAGCGGTCGGCAGTTTTCCGATAGCGTCACCGATCGCGGCAAACTGCTGTTCTGGCGAGAGCGCCCGCAGTTCGGCCACGCTCAGGTTGATGCTCCGCAATGACTTGTCCAACGCATCACCGGGGGCCGCCTTGCCGATGTTCACGCCGAGCTTCTGCACAGCCACGCCGAACGCTTCGGTATCTACTCCCGCCATCTTCGCGGCCAAGGCATACCCCTGAAGGGCTTCCACGCCAATGCCGGTTCGGGCGCTTAGATCGTTCAGCGAATCAAGCGACTGACTTACGTTCCCGGCCAGTGTCAGCACGTTCTGGGCGGCGCTGGTGAAAGCACTGCTGAGAGCCTGAAAGCCGCTCACCAGCACGCGGCCCACTTCAATGGTGCTTAGAGTGCCAACGCCACGGGTGAGCTTGTCGAGGCTCTGCGTCGTCTTGTCGGCTTCGCCAGTGAAACGCTTTAGTGTCTGCTGGTTCTGCTCAACAATCTTTTGCAGCAACTGCAATGCCTTATCGGCATCCGACAGACCCTTGGTCATGCCGGAGGCATTTGCAGTCATCTGCATGCCGACGCCAATCACTGTTGCCATAACTCACCCGCCGTTAAATATCTGCTGTAGTTGCTTTATCTGCTCGACCATTTGCTGTTGGTGCTGTGGCGGTTTCTCAATCGGAACGAAGTCTTCGGCTCTTGGTGCTTTTCCTTTTGCCGAATACGGGGCAAGCATGGCACTGGCTAACAGTCCCGTCTCTCGCCACGAATCCGGCAACGCCTCGAAATACCGCGTATACGCCAGCCACTCCGCAAACTCGACCGACGACATTCGCCGCTCAAGTTCACCCACCGTCATTTTCAAATGACCCGCCAAGCGGAACAGAAACCTGCGCGCCGGGCGGATGCTTAGTTTTTTGCCAGTTCCTCAACATCCTTCTCTGTGATCGCGTTGTGCGATGCTGCCTTGTCGAACAGCCTGCCGACAACCTTTGCGGACTTCGCGGCCAGCTGCTCAATCTGCTCATCACTGAAGAGCCGCTGCCCGGCCTGGTCGCACAAGCACCGCGCCAGAAACTTGGCGCGGAAGTTGTCCACGCCGATTTCCCGCTTGCCCACCCATTCCTTTTGATAGGCGTCGAGTTCTCCCACCGTCATCACGCGGATGTAGACTTCGCCGCCCCACTCTTTCACGTTGACCTTCAGTAGGCCAAGGTCGTCAGCCGCAAGGATCTGTTCTGCCGAAAGTGCCATTTCACAAACCTCACTCTTGGACAATTTTGAACGTCGCTGCATACCGCGCAACGTCGTTGACCTTGCCCGCAATCTGCAACGACTGACAGATGGCTTTTGTCGTGAAGGTCAGGCCACCGCCGGAAATGTCCAGCGTGGCCTTCTTCCCGTACTGAGCCAGTGAGATGTTGGCAGTGTGCAGGCACGCTATCTCTATAACGCCTGCGTCAAATGCCCAGACGCTGCCGGTGCCAGTGCTGCCACGGCAGAGCGGCAGACCGCCGCCGATGGAAGTCTTGATCTCGACGACTTCACCAAAGGCGGTGGCGTTCCACGTAGCAGTGACTCCCGCGCACTCGTTAGCCATGACGGTCTCCCGCCAGGCTTAGTACCGGGCGACTTTGAACGTCACCTGGCCACGAACGGCGTCGTTAGTCGCAAACGTCAGCGTGGATGCAGAGACGGTTGCTGCGGCACTAATGGCAGACGAACCGCCAACGGTCAGGACAAGCGTGCCAGTGCTCGCGTCCTTGATGATGTTGGTGCCGAGATAGTCCACCACAACTTCGCGGCCCGTGTCCGTGGCCGATCCCTGAAGCGGGCGGGTGATGGTGCGGATGCTATTGCCGGTGGTCAGCCCAAGGTGCGACACGTCGATGGTGTCATCGGCGGCCGGGTCCGTGTTGCTCACCACAATGTTGGTTACGGTGAACGCGGTGCCACCAAACGAAAAGACGGTTCCAGTTCCATCATGCGGCGTAGCGGACATTGGCTAGGTCTCCTGCCAGAGTACGTTGAAAGTCTGGGTTACTTGATAAACCGGCGGAAGGTCGCCGCCTGTGAGTTGCACGAAGTCGTCGGATTCTTGCTCCAGCGACACGTTCTTCACTTCTGTATTGTTCAGAGTGCCACCGTATCCATCCAGAACTAGACGCACGGCGTCGGCCAGTTCCCGCACATCCTCGTAGGTGGTGGCAAACGACTGCATTTCCACGCTGACGTTGGGAACTCCCATCGGCCCGGCCAGCGTGTGCTCCCGGCTGATGCCAGACCGCCGCCAGATAACGAACGGCAGGGCCGCCGCCTTCGGGGCCAACAGCGGGTAGACGCGGCTGCCCACGATGGACGAAGTGACAGTGTTCGTCACCAGGACTGATCGAAGAACTGCTTCTGGGGATTTCATGTGATAAGCCCTCTGGCCGCGCGGCCCTTGACCTCGTTTAAAGCCTTCTCAAGCCTTGTGGCGAGTTCTGCCTGTAGCAGACTACGCATGGCTGGCTCTGCCTGCTTGAAGGCCGTCTTCACAGGCGGCACGCCAGCCCGTCCACCCACAGGCATCTTTCCGAGCTTCACGACCTTGCCATCGGCGGCCCGCTTGAAGAACGCCTTGGGATACTTTGGGTTTGTCTGCACCTTCAGCCTAGATCGATAGCGGGCTGCGTAGCGGTCGCCTGCCGCGCCAAACAGGTTCTTGGGTTGCTTGCCAAGTCTTCGCGGACGGGCGATCGTGAACTGTCCGCGCTTGGCAAAGCTCGACGCCACCGGCCCCTTTGTCTTTCGCTCTTTGGTGCCGAACTCAACAAAGCCCTGGTGGTACCCCTTTGATGCCCCACCCCACGAGTATCCAACGATGCCAACAGCGTTGCCGTCCTTTGGGTATGTCTTTATTTTGACCGTGATGCTTTTCCGAAGGTTGCCCGTTGGCCCCTTCGGCGTGCTGTTTCGCAGTGCAGACTTGCCTGGCACCATGGCTTTTCGCAGCGCGGCCCCAAGATGCTTGGAAGCGATGTTTTTGGGCAACGACTTGAACTGCTCGCGGAGTTCCGTGAGTTCTGGAAACTCCATGCCGAGAGTAAGCGAACCGCTAGCCTGTGCCATTTACTGCTGCTCCTGGCAAATCGCTTCGTGTTCGCTGCGGTTGCCGTGCTCAAGCAGGCTC